TCACCATCGTAGATATAAAAATATTGAGTGCCCGTATTAGAATCAATCCAAATGTCCCCAAGATTTGGGCTGCCAGGAGGAGAAGAACTTGTAGTTGTAGTGAGGACGCCCCGCGAACCAGTATAACCCACAGATCCGACATATCCAATATCACCTCTTGAACCAGCGTACCCAATATCACCTTTAGATCCTGTATATCCTATAGATCCAGTGTAACCAGTAGCACCAATCTCAAAGATACTCTCAGTACCACCAACAGATTTTTTGGAAAATAGCTTGCCGTCATAGGTGTTTATTGCTAATTCACCTACCTCTAGTTGAACTGTAGTCGGTTGTTTGCCTCCGACAGAACTTCGTCGGATCTTAATGAGAGTTGCCATTAGGCGTCCTTACAATACTGGATAAAAATCCAAGGATAAATAGTTTACAAAGTACCTTATATAAGGTATTATGTCATGTTAATGTATTTATAATCTATTTATATGATTGATTCGATATGAACAAAATTGCAATTATTGATATTATTGGGCTTACCTACGATGGACACACATTAAATAGTCGTGGTCTTGGAGGCTCCGAATCAGCAGTTATTTTAATGGCAAGAGAACTTGCTAAAATTGGATTTTCGGTTACAGTATTCAATAACTGTGTAGCTGATAATGCAACTCCTGGTGTATATGATAGCGTAAGTTACGTCGATATAAACTTAATATCATCAATAGATGATCCTAAATTTGATGTTGTTGTATCATCAAGAACCGTAGTCCCCTTCCTACCAAAACATCTCTGGAATCAATTTACAGACCTTTTGCCAGAAAGATTTAAAACTATACAATCTCACGCTAAACATAAAGTAGTGTGGATGCACGATACATTCTGTCGTGGTGATCATTTAATGGAGGATATGGTGGTTCATGGTGATATTGATGAAATATTCACACTATCTGATTTTCACACATCATATGTTACTACATGCGACCATGGTAAAAAGCGCATGTTTGAAGTTCTTAAAAAACATATTTTTATGACGCGCAATGGGATTGTTAATTATCAAAAAGAAGTTGATATATCTAAAAAAGATCCTAACTTATACGTATTCAATGCTGCTGTCAACAAAGGTATGGTTCCATTAGTAGAGCGATTGTGGCCTCGTATTAAAAAAGAAGTTCCGACCGCAAAACTAAAAGTCATTGGTGGTTATTATAAATTTAAAGAGAATTATCATGACGAACAAGAGCAAACGTGGCGAAAGATTGTTTCAAATCCAATTTACAAAGATTTGGATGTTGAATTTACTGGTATCATTAAGCAGTCTGAAATTGCTGACATATTAACAACTGCATCTTTCTTTTTATTTCCTGGTGCGTTTCCAGAAACATCGGGAATTTCCACTCTCGAATCTTTATCATATAACACGCCCCTAATTACAAACCGTTTTGGTGCTTTGGAAGAAACTGCAGTCGATCAAGCATGCTACCTAATCAATTATCCTATTCAGCCCAATAGCTTGTTTAAGACTATAGATGCACAAGATCAAGAAAATAAGTTTGTTGAAACTGTAATACGAGCACATAAGGACAGATATCTACATCAACAAAAGATGTATTATTGTAATATCATTAAGGACATTACAACTTGGGGCACTGTAGCACTTCAGTGGAAGCAACATTTTTATAAAAAACTTGGAAAATATTTGCCTGTCGAGGATTATCGAAAGGTAAGCTATATTAATAGCAGAGTGTCGCAAGTGTTTGGCCGTAGATTTTCTAATCAAGAAGAAAATTATATACCACGCAAGAAAGAGCAAAAAATTGTTGTGGTGGCCCCAATGTATAACGCTGCTGCGTATATTGAAAAATGTATTGAATCTGTCGCGACGCAAGACTACACAAATTGGGAAATGATTATTATTGATGATGCATCTACTGATAATAGTGCAGAAGTTGTTTCAAAATATACGTCAGATCCAAGAATTGCTTTATTTAAAAATTCTGAAAATAAAGGTGCAGTATATAATCAGGTCATGAACATCCGTCATGAAGTAGAACGAGATAGCATTGTCATGCTTCTTGATGGGGACGATTCTCTCGTGAACGATAATCAGATATTCCAATTCTATAATAATTTGTATGATGGCAGTGTGCAGTTTACATATGGATCATGTTGGTCTATGATTGATAATATTCCGCTTATTGCACAACACTATCCAGAAGAAGTAAAAAAGCAAAAGGCATATCGCCAGCATAAATTTAACTGGAACATGCCATACACACATCTTAGGACGTTTAAGAAATATTTAATTGATTCTGTATCTGATTCTCAGTTTAAAGATGATGACGGAGAGTGGTTTAAAGCTGGTGGTGATGGATCTCTGTTCTATGCTCTTATTGAAAGTGCAGACAGCGATGCTGTGAAAGTAGTATCTGATGTAGTTTATAACTATAATGATGCAAGTCCTCTGAATGATTATAAGGTAAATGGCGAAGAGCAAACTCGAAATGCAAATAAAATACTTGGACAAACAAATATGAAAAAAAAAATTCTGATAGCGATACCAACGGCAAGAAACATTGAAGCTAGGACATTTAAATCTATTTACGATTTAAAAATACCGGATGGGTATGAGACCGACTTCCAATTCTTTTACGGATATCAAATTGATCAAATCCGTAATCTTATTGCAGAGTGGGCTCAACGATATGACTACTTGTTTTCAGTAGATAGCGACATAGCATTCACACCTGATACCTTAGAAAAACTACTTAATCATGATAAAGAAATTGTGTCAGGACTTTACATACAAAGAATTCCTGGCCAACACACGCTAGAATTATATCGCGGTGGCAAGAACGTTCCTTATAATGATATTAGAGATAAAGGACTAGTTGAAGTTGATAGTTGTGGATTTGGTTGTGTGCTAATTGATTCTCAAGTTATACGTGATATGGGATACCCCCACTTCGTTTATAAATCAGCTATTAATCACAATGATACTGTATCAGAAGACACGTATTTTTGTTTGAAAGCAAAAGAAAAAGGATATAAAGTGTATGCCGACACATCTATTCTCTGTGAACATATCGGCCAAACAACATTTAAGGTCTAATTATGGCAGTTTATGATAGAAATTACGCACGTGGTGAATTCAGAGAACATGGCGAAGAATGGTTGCAAGAAAAGCTAAAAGGTAAATTGGAGGTTGTCTTTGATGTTGGTAGTAACATTGGAGAATGGACAACTATGACAAGAGAATATCAACCTGATGCAACTATTCATACGTTTGAGGTGGTGTACGAGACGTATCGGCGCTTCCTAACAAACATAACGCATGATGATAAAATTGTTCCAAATGGTTTTGGGCTATCTAATGAGTGTGGCGTTCTCCCAATGAAGTGGAGAAAAGATTACGATGCAGTAAGCACACACTTAGCTAATCTAGCTGTTGAAAACTTCGAATGGAGAGATGGGCTAGTATTTACAGGCGACATGTATAGAAAAAGTCGCTGTGTAGATTATATTGATTTCCTCAAGGTTGACACTGAAGGCGCAGAAGGAAAAGTATTTGAAGGGTTCAAGGAAACTTTACAGGAACAGCGTATTGGAATTATTCAATTTGAATATGGGTATGCGGCCATCCTATCAAAATGGTTACTAGTAGACGCATATGAGCTTCTACGACCGCTTTGATATCATTTGGGTAGATTAACTAAAGAGGGTATTCTTTTTCACGATTATGCTCTGTGGCATGAAACATTCAACGGGCCGGACTATGTTGCTGTCCACGATTCTAAAATGCACTTAGTAGGTTGATTCTGGTTTTTTTGAATTTGTGGATTTAGGCAATTGGGATTTAAGGGTATCGATCTCTCCTTCTAAAAGAGAGATCCTTGCCTCTAAAACTAAATTTTTTGCTACTAGATCCTCAATAAAACTTTTTTGCTTTTGAATGAATATATTCACAAACTCAACATTATTTTCCACAAAAATTCCTCAATAATTAAAACGTACCACCATCTAAATCAGCATA